TTAGGCGCCGATCGCTGCGGCAGCACCGGCAAAAAGCGCGAGGTGGGCAACATAGTAGCCGTAGAAGCCCCATTTCGTCCGGGGAATCGTCCAGGACAGCTTGGCCAGCAGCATCAGCGGCAGTGCGAGAAGCGCCCAGACGTTGCCGTTGTACAGACATAGCAGCGCCATGGTCGACCATATCCACACGGGCAAGGTGATGAACAACCTGCCCCGCCAGATCTCGGCACGCCCCAGCAGGCAAGCCATCGGCATGTTGCCCATGGAGAACCAGTGCCAAGCCGCCACAACGAGCCATACGCCCGCCCATTGGTAGTCCACGGCGAATGGCGCTGCGATAAGCAGGAAGGCCGCCAAGGGCCACTGGCGCGCCTGTAGGGCATAGATGGCCCCTGCCCCGACCGCGAACGTGGCCAGCACGTTGAGAGGCAACAGGAAGCCGAAAGCCCACCAAGCTGCCGGTGTAGCCACCACAGCCCAACTGGACAGCCGCCGGATCGACTTGGCCAGGTCCGCACCAGGGCGCGAGAGGTTGTAAGCCATGACCAGGGCGAAGATCGGAAAGGCCACGCGACCGAGTTCCGTGACGACCGGGACGTAGCCGAGGGCGAAGACCTTGATTGCGTGGTCGCCCGTCATCAGCACCAGGGCAAGCCATTTGAGCAGCTCACGCCCGCCACTGGTCACAGCAGCGCTCCGAGCGTAGATGGTGTGCTGGCTCTACTGCTATGTGGCCGGGACTCGGGGAAGGTCCCCGATTGCCTTGGCTGGCGCTGCACGACAGCGCCATCAAGACCGCCAGGGGCCGTAGCCGCGCCCTGCCCTGCAGGCTGTCCATGTTGCTGGTTCCTGTCCTGGGCAATCGCCCGGTAGGGGTTGTAGACGGGGCCCCTGCGAGCCAGCGTGCGGCACTCTGGCTGCGTCAGGTTGTATGCCGTGCCCTGCTCTGTGAGGCACGTGCAAGACGCCGCCTTGTAGTCGCCCTGGGCGTCCTTGCCTTCGAGGGAAGACATGCAGATCAGGAGCGGATCACTGTGTGCCTGTCGATCGTCGAAAACTGGTGCGGTCCAGGGCATGGTTCCGATGCGCGGTAAGTGCGCCTCGGCATACTCGGCGGGAGACTTCCAGCGGAGCTCATCAGGCGGTCGCGTGCGGGTGCCGGGGGCACCAGGGGGCGCATCGGCTACCGCCGATTGCGCCCCCTTAACACCTAGCGACTCCGCCATAGCGTCCGGCTGGAGGCGCCCGTAGGCGAGATACCCGGCGATGATGGCGGCAGCGAAGAATACCGGCAGCGCAACCACTTTCCAGGGAATGCGTGGCTTGATCGTGTGGACCTCGGCCGACTTGTAATCGCCGTAGATCGCAGATGGCAGCAAGCGCGTCGTGCGTTGGGCCAGGTCACGCTTGGCGCTCGACTTGACTTCCTCGTTGAGTTCACCCCAGCGAAAGACGTCAATCATCTTCGTGCCGAAGCGGCGCACCACGTGCGTGTGTGCCCCGATCAAGCCGCGGACGAATGGGTACAGCTGGTTGGGCTGCTGCGTGGTCCACACGAAGTCCAGGCCGCGATGGCGATGCTCAGCCAGATCCAGAACGTGCTTCGGCGTGGCTTGCTGCCTGGCGTCGTGCAGGTGACCAAACCACTTCCATGCCTCGTCAACGAAAATCAGCGAGCCGTCGGGAACAATGTAGTTCCCCTCGGCATCCTTGGCGTTCCACGCTTTGGCGTCTTCCAGCTCGGTGGCCAGTCCGGGCCGGAGCCCGTCAATGCCAGCTGCGAAGATAGGCCGCGCGCCAAGCTTCGCCTCGGCGACCAGGCGCTCCATCATCAGGGCCGTCTTACCGTTGCCCGGTTGCCCTGTATAAATTTCGATTGGCATGTCAGGTCTTCTTTACGAGAAATGCGCGGGCTGAGTTGAGAGCAAACTTCGTCGTGACCGCCGAGGCGAGCATGGTGCATGCCTGGTCGAACTTCATAAGGCCCGCATACTGGATGATGAGCGCGCCCCACTCCCCACCCGGCGACCCTCCCTGCATGTTGTTTCGCAAGTTGTCCAGCCACGGGCCGACGGCGAACGACTGAGTGGCCCAGGCGATGCCGAGCCACGCCATTGCCGCAACCACCCAAGAACCGACCTGAGATCGGAAAAGCAGTGCCAGGCCGGAAATGAGAGAACTGAGTAGAAGGGGCATTACGCTTCCTTACCTGCGACGATGCGCAGTGATGCCAGGGCAGCAAGGCCCATCACGAAAAACGAGCCCAGCCGAAGCCATGTGCACAGCGGACCGGTATCAAACTCCAGCGTCCGCCCCATGATTTCGATAGCAGGGGGCCTCGGGCAGGTTCCAGTGCCCCACCCATAGCCGGTGGTATCCGGCCTGATGGCATCAGGGTCTTTGTCTTGGAACCACGCATCCTTGCCGGGATTTGAAGTTCCCGTCTCCACCTTGCCGTCCGTGCCAGTGAGTGCGGCGCGGATCGCGGCAATATCAGGGTTATTGGCGCTACCGTTGCTCAGGGCCAGTTTCTCGACTGAACACGCCGTGCGCCATTGCATCAAAAGCTGCGAATACTCCAATGCATCACAGAAGTCACCAGTGCAAACTGGAACTGCTCCGCATGCACCGCCTGTAACGCTCTTACTGCGCCGTGTATTGCAGTCAATGCGCCACTGGATGCGTGCCATGCCGCACATGATCACGTCGCCGCTGCACGACGGTGGCGCGCTGCAGTCCTCACCGCCGGAGAACTGCTTCTCTCCGCCTCCATCACCGCCATCCCCGTCGCCGTCTTCATCCCCGTCGCCGTCGCCATTGGTGCACTTGCCATCAGGCCCGCGCGTCTCACCCTCGGCGCACTGACCATCACCAGGCAAACACTGGCCATCGGGCGACTTGATCTGCCCTGCGGGGCATTCCTGCTCCTGCGGCTTGCACGTACCGTCCGGCTGACGCGTCATGCCCTCGGGGCACGGCTCAGGGCCGCATTGCCCCGCCGCATCTTTGACCTGGCCTTCAGGGCATGGTTGCTCGGAAGGCTGGCAGACCTTAAGTACCTCGTTCCATTTATACCCACCGCCCATAGCAACGCAGTTAGCCTGCTCATCCTCAGGGCACATGCCGCCAGTGGGTGACCAGGTCATTGTCGAATCGGCGTTGCTTGCCCACTGACCGTCGCATCCGTTGCGGCAACCAAGACTGCCATTTGGTGCAGATCCACCGCCACTGGACCACGGACCGGTGCCCGTGTAGCTGGAAGCGTCAGCACACTTGGTTACGAAGTAGAAGTTGCGGGGCGACGTGCTCCAACCGCCACAGCCCCCTTTATAAGAAATGGCGGCGCTGTAACTGCCCTGCATCAGCCTCACGCAAGCCTCATAGCTCTCAGGACTGTAAGTGCCGGTTGACATGACTCTATTGGCGTAAGCGTTTGCCTCTGCAAATGCCTGCCCATCTGTGCACTTTGCCGCAGACGAAGTGCATATATACGTCTGCGCCCTGGCTTCATTGATTCCGATGGCCGCCAACAACGCGGCTGCAGCCACGTATGCGATACGGCGGGCGATCGCGGAGGCGAACACGCGAACCAGCCAGCGCATCAGTAGAAGTCCACAAACACAATCGCGCAGGCCACCAGCCATGCGCACAACCAGATCCAACCTTCCATCTTTACTTCCCCTTCCAGGGCGCCCGAAAGACCGGGGGGTGGGTATCGGCCCATTCCCCCGGGATAGATCACATGGCGCGGCGAACCCACTTGTAGACCTTGATGCCCACCATGACCGAGAGCACTGCCACCCCGATCAGGCCGATCGGTGCCAGGGCGCCGTTGATCGAGGTCACAACATCACCAACGTCCACGCCACCGCCACCACCGGCGAAAGCGGGTGCCGAGAACAGCGCAGCAGATGCCACTGCGGTTGCGGCGACGACCTTGCCCTTCAAGGCGCTCTTGAACTTCTTCATCGTGTCCTCCTAGGACTCTTGGATTTTCTTTCGGATAAGCCGGAACGTGTACGCCACAGCCCACAAGAGCGCTATCTTTGCCCCTATCAACTGCGCATCCTCAATCGACAAGTCCGGCAACAAGGTCGGCTGAGGTATCCACACAACGGCCGTGCAGGTCCCCGAGGCCGCGTCCAGGTCACGTTCGAGGCACGCGGGGATCAGCACGGCCATGGCGTTATGCGGCCTTGGCGTTCGGGTGCGGCTTGGCACTGCCAGCCGGCTCAACCAACGTCATGCGGCGCGCGAGTTCGACGCCGAAGCGTCCGGGAACCAAGTCGGTGACCAGGTCCCATTCTTTGACCGAGCCGACGGCATAGCCCTTGTCCAGGCCGTCCACCTCGACTTCGATCTGGATGCGCATTGCTTCGGTTTCCAGCGTGGCCCGCTGGCTGTACACCGGCTTCTGCATGCCGGTCTTCGTGGTGACGGTGCGGGTCTCGACGGCGCTGTTGATGGTGATCTTGGGAGCGTTCATTGGTTTGCTTCTCTCTGTTGGTCGGTTCGGTTGTCGTTTCGTCTTCGGCAAAATTCGGGCGGTACTGTGGGGTCAAGCTAAGGTCCCCCCCTACCCCCCCGCAGGGAGACGTGGGAAACCGCTTGTTTGACCCGAAACGCGATGCTTGCATCAGTCCGCCCGGTGACCAGGTAACGCCCTGGTCGATCGCATCGCTTACTGCTTGTCACCCGCGATGAGGGCGTCTTGCTCGGGGCGGCGCGTGTAGTCGATCGGCGGCGGAGCCCATGCCCCGAAGTTCCGCGAGAAATCAACCACACCGCCTTTCGTGACGTACTTGCTCACGTAGCCGGTGATATCCGCCTGGCTGCGCGGTGCCTCTATTCGGTTCCTGCCAAACTCCCGGTACCACCATTCGTGCCACTCGTATCGGCTCGACAGGCGATTCAGATCATCGGTAGGTGCAGCTGCGACGGCGTGGAAGTGCAGGCGGCCGTCGCGGTGAAACTCTTGGCCTCGAGCCCACTGGATCCCGCCGTGCCAGCGCGTGGACCACTTGGGGCCGTAGATGCTGCGATTGAGGCAGCTGACGAAGAACCGGAACGCTTTATCAGCCGCTTCTTCGTGCATACCCCCTGTACGGCTGGTCTTGCTGAGCCGGAACGTGAGCGTCCAGAACTGTTGCCAGGGAACGCGGCCGAGCAGCTCGGCGTATGCACCCGCTTCGAGATCAACGCGCCGCACCTGGTGCAGCAAGTCAGCGTCGCATCCGTCGCCTGGAGCGTCTGGAAGCTCCCCCCGCACTGGTAACACGGGCTGTTGGGGTAGTGATTCGTCATGGCTCATCGCCCCGCCCATGCGCCGAGCAGCAGAGGGCCCGAATTGCAGCGACGGCGATAGCCACAACAATGCCGCCAGCTAGCGCATGCAGGAAGAGGTCATCAAAGCGCACGTTGCACCTCCCTGATACGGGCAAGGCGGCGCACGCGAAGGAAGCGGCGCACACGAAACTCCCAGCGGTCAAGGTCAAAACGCGCGAGAACAGCGATGACAATGGCGACGATCCAAAGCATGCCGAGGGCGGTGGTCATGTGATGCCACTGATCCATCGGGACAACGAGACAATCAGCCACGGCGCACCTCATGCTCGGCGCGGGCAAGCAGCGATGCCTGGGCAATGACGCGGGCCGCATCAGCTTCGCGGCGGTCGAAGAACCAAACCACCAAGCGAGCAAGACCCACGGAAACGGCGATGATCGCCATGAGCAGCACAAAGGCCATCGTCGTGTTCATGAGCCACGCTCTTTACGGTCGCAAGAGCGAGCAAAGAGGATCGCGGTGAGCAGCACGACGATGATGCCCCCAGTAAGCGCGACCAGAAAGAGGTCATCAACGAACGCTGGCACGACGCACCTCCTCGCTCAGACGGCAGGACAACGCCGCGTCGTAATTGCGGAAGTAGGTCAGCAACAGCTCGCGGTTCTTCACCGCAGCGCGGTGATTCCGCTGTGCCCGGCGGATCAAGACGGGATCCCCGAATGCGATGACCTCGGAAGCACTGGCACGCGTGCGCTCAATCTGGCTGTCCGCGCGCGCGATAAGTTCAGCGCGGCTCGGCTTGCGGTATTCGCTCATTCCCCTGTCCCCTGCCCGGTGCCCGGTAGTGCCCGCCCGACCGGCACCGGGCGGGGCCGGCGGGCGGGTGTCCACCGCCGGTGGACAGGCGCGAAAGTACACTGGGGGTGGACATGGTGTCAACACATGGTGGACAAATGAACTTCGAAGACATTCTGAATCGAGCTATAGAGGCGAGCGGAGCCTCATCCGACAGCGACTTATCGCGAAAGCTCGGGGTGTCACGCCAAGCTGTTAGCAACTGGCGTGGAGGCAAGAAGTTCCCGGACACCGTGACCTGCGCAACCCTTGCAGGACTTACGGGTATACCGCTGGCTCAAGTCTTGGGCGTCGTCGGTGAGGCGCGCGCGATCAGCCGGGAGGAGAAGGCCGTCTGGCGCAAGCTGGCGGCGACGGCAATGGCGCTGCTACTGGCAGTCGGCTTTGCTCTGCCCTACGAAACCAGGGCATCAATGCCGGGGTCCAGCGACGGCACGGGATATACATTATGCGCAATTACAGGCCGTCGCGGTTGGTGCGGAATTCACCCTGACTTTGGGCTGCACGGCTTGAACTGGTGACGGGACAACTGAATCTGTATCTTTGCGCCAAGTAGATTTGTACCTTTTCCAGCGCGACTGTGTCTTCGTGGCAGCGCAACTAGATTTGAACTTCTTTGCCCTGACTTCGCAGCTCGATTTCGCGCCTCGACAAGATCTCCTCTCGGCGCAGCAGGTCTGACTCCCAGGCACTGAGCAGATCTATGAGCGGCCGCCACGGACTATCCTCCGGGATTGTGGCTGTGGCGGCGGGCAATACCGGCGTACCTAATCCATCTGGCCGGAGCGATCGATGCTCATCCCCACCCTGAGGATCAGCACTCGGTGGCGTCACCATCAGAGGGCCGAACTCGGCGTAAAATGCCTCGATGTGCTGCTTCAGCGTGGGGCCCGAGCCACGCCCACCGAGTTCTTGTCGAAGATTGCGTTGAGTAGTCACCTGCCCCTTCTCAACAAGGGAGGTCAACGCAAAAAAGGCTTCCTCTTGTGTGATTCGGGTGGGCATCGTCGTCTTCCGGAAGCCTGAGTCCGAGCCTAATTGTGCGCCGATTGTGACTCTCTTCAAGTGCCCTTGCCTATTCATTCGCACGCATCGCCACCCTGAGTCATCGATGTATCAGGCCGACGGCATCTCCTTCTATAACCGGGCGGATTGAGACATTTCCCCCACACGCCACATCGTGTGGACCGTGGCACTCTTACACCAGTAGCTCACGCAGCAGGCAGGCTATGCGCAATGATTCTCCGCCGGAAACCCCAGAGTCTGCTCAAGCCAGAGCGGACGCTGTGGCAGAGTGGCTCGACGCCGTGACGTTCGAATCCCTTCTCAATTTGGATGCCCGGCAAGGCCGCTCGCTGGATCAGTGCCTGCAGTCTGGCATCGTCTTCGCTGTGTGGGTCCCCGAAAGTCGTTCGTTTCTGTTTCCACCGTGGCAACTCGATTCCGCCGGGCGACCATCTACCGCCCTTTCCGAAGTGCTGTCGCTTCTGCGTGGCAAGTATGGCGTTTCGTGCGGCGAGCGGACATCAGGTTGGGAGGAGCTTGAGTGGCTGATTGCTCCGCACGCGGGCCTGTTCGGAAGCCCGCCATCCGCGATGCTTGCCTTGGCGCCGGAACTGGTGCTTGAAGCTGCCCGGCAGGATTTCTCTTTCTGGAGTGCGCACGCCAGGTGGTGA